AAAGAAGTTAAATTAGTATGAAGAGAAGACTTCTATGATATTTAAATGAATGCCGTCTACATGTTCTTCATACCAACTAGGAATGATTTGATAAGACATCAGCTTACCCAGGAGAAGTGGTATAAGCGGTTTGTTGTAATGAACAACCGCATTGCCGCATCTCTATCTGGGTCTAGCTGAGGAGGCCTAGGGTTCGTTACGGTAGTTAGAACATCTGTGGCTGCAGATGTTCGTCAAGCGGCGCTAAACCGTGGTGGATACTACCATAGAACGAATTCTGGGCAGCCAAAACCCCAAAAGAAGAAAATTTATCACTTATTGGGAGAGAAATCCATAGATATGCCACACCCTGACACCGACATTAACACTATAGAGCATGCTTTGTACTCAAGAGTCTTCACTCTTGGTGGCAAAGAAATACCCATGCCCAAAAATAGGAAATTTGTCCGGCAAATCTGCAGTAAGTTTCGCAAGAGGATGTTGCGTATGCGGAGGCGTCGAGAGTGTAAGGAGCCCTTAACAAGAGATGAGTTCATTATGCGTTACAAAGGAAAGAAGAAACGCATATATGAGAGAGCTAAACAGCAATTAGAAGAAGGACCAATCTTATTGGACAAGATAGCACGCATTAAATGTTTCATTAAATGCGAACCAATTAAGAAAGATCCTAGACTCATTTCAACTAGGGATCCAATGTTCCACATGGAATTTGGAAGGCACATCGCCGTCATTGAGGAAGACGTATTCAGTGACGTTAATCACATTTTTGCAGTTAGAAGACCTTTTGTTGATAGGCTTCCAACTATACTTAAAGGATTAAATCAATTAGATCGTGGGCGCGTAATCGAAAAGAAGTGGTCTAGGTTTGCAGAACCAGTTTTTGTAGGCTTAGACGTATCTAGATTCGATGCCCACGTCTCGAAGTATATGTTAGAAGTTGAGGAGGAGGTTTACAGCGGTCGCACAGTCCAAAATGATTCACCATTTTCTTTCAAGCAGCTCATGCGGGAAATCATGGTAAATCGTGGAAGATATGTGGGAGACGACGGGAAAATTACTTATCGCGTGGAGGGCACTAGGGCCTCAGGCGATATGAACACATCACTAGGGAATTGCACAGTGATGTGTGCTTTGCTTTATTCGTATTTGGATGCGAAGAATTTGTTGAGTAAAGTTGAAGTAATAGACGATGGGGATGACGCAGGTATCATCATTGAGAGAAAATATTTAAAAGAATTGGAAGATTTGGAACAATTCTACTATGATATGGGATTTACTCTCAAAATTGAAGAACCTGTTGCTGAAATCGAGGCAATCGAATTCTGCAGGTGTCACCCCGTTTATACCAAGAAAGGATACGTAATGTGTCCGAATCCGTTCAGACGGCTGTATACTGATACTATCACAGACAAGCCGCTACAAAACCCAAC